GATTTTGCGCGCGGTGTTTCCGCCGGTACGATTGATGATGAGCTACGAGAAAAGTCGGTTTTAAATACGCAAACAGAGCAGATAAAAAGCACAATGGAACCGTTGATAAGCTCACATGCCGGATGTTATGGCGATTTTTTAACAACCGTTGCAGAATTAAAAAATGCGGTTAATACAATGTTTGATAAGAGTTCAAGCGCCGTTAACAAGGGACTTAATACCGCGCGCTTTACCTTGAACTTAATGCGCTATCCATCGCGGGTGGTAATCAATGTTTCAGAAAAAATCAAAGGATATTCGGCTTTAATTGCTAAGCTGATAAATCAATTTAAGCATGATCCATTCGGTACACGTAATATTGCAAACGCTATTATGACAGCGCGTTTATCATTAAGTGCTGCGGCCGCTTCCGTTGCTTCCGGTGTTGCGCTGCAGATTGCCGAAGGCGCAGCGCAAAAAGATAAGGCTGCTATTCAGGTCTCGCGGGAAGAGGCGGTATATGCAGCGGAAGCTGTTATCAATCTTTTTGAGTTGATAAAAAATTTTGATGATACGAAGGTTAAATCGAATGCGTTTGTTGATGTAAATAACGAAACCGCTTTTTTATTATCCGATGTTGTTTATAAAAGCGCAGCGCTTATTATCAACAGTTCGTTTTCGCTTCCGATGCGCCGTACTATTGTGCTTGACCGAGATCGGCAGCTTATAGAATTGAGCGCCGAATTATACGGTTCTGTTGATTATATGGATGAGCTTATTTTTGAAAACAAGCTCACGGCTGACGAAATTATTTTATTGCCGATGGGCAAGGAGATTACCTATTATGTCAAAAGTGCATAAGGTGGTTTCAGGCGATACGCTTGGTGCAATCGCAATAAAATATTTAGGCTCGTTCAATAAATGACATGATATTGTATTGGCTAATCCGCAACTTACGGGAAGAAAAACGGCTATCGACGGTTCTCCGCTCATTTTTCCCGGCGACATATTGGTTATCCCTGTAAAAGAAAAAATGCCGGCAGGCGTTACAACAACGGTTGAGGTTGCTGATGGCGAACAGGATGTTGCGATTGTTATTGGGGGCAAAAAGTTCGTTGGTTTTACCGGCTATGAATTAAATTTGTCGTTTGACTCACTTGACACCTTTTCTTTTTCTGCGCCGTATGATAATTCCTTGAAAGATTTGCAGGAAGCGATTGAGCCGTTTAGTTTTAAATCATGTGAGATTTATTATCAGGGTACGCTTGTCTTTAACGGTAGGCTCTTAACGCCTGATCCGAAGTTGGAAGATGTTTCGTCAGAAATAACGCTGCAAGGCTATCCGCTGTGCGGCGTATTGAACGATTGTAATGTTCCTCCTGCGAAATATCCGGCGCAATATAAGGGGCTGACGGTGAAACAGATTGCCGACGAATTGGCGCAAGCGTATAGCGTTGAAGTCGGAATACAAGGAAATGCAGGGGCTTCTTTTGAAAAGGTTACCTGTGAACCGTCTGAAAGTATTTTGTCATTTTTAACGAAACTCTTAAAACAACGGGATTTGCTTTTTACCAATGATGAAAAAGGGAATTTGCTTTTCTTTACTGCAAAAGAGCAAAAAGCTGCTATATCGTTTATTGAAGGGGAAGCGCCGCTTTTATCAATAACGCCGAAGTTTAATGCGCAAGGCTTTTATAGTCATCTTACCGGCTTTACTAAAACTGACAAAGAAAATGACAGTCTTTCGTACACGTTTAAAAATAAGTATTTAATCAATAAGGGGATTATGCGTTATAAATCAATGATAATTGACGATGCAAAAACGCAGAGCGATTTAGAAAAAGCAGTAAATACGCAAGCTGGAAAGATGTTTGCCGATTGTGTTTCGTATGAATTAACTTGTGAAGGACATATTTTAATCGATAATCGGTTGTGTAAAAAAGGATTGTGCGTTTGCGTCAAGGCGCCGAAGGCGATGATACGCCGGGAAACAAATTTTATCGCACGTAATATAAAAATGATACGAACCGGAGATCAAAAAACAACGCAGCTCTCTTTAGTCTTGCCCGGCTCTTATACCGGAAAAATTCCGGAGGTGATGCCGTGGGAATAATCGGCAAGGTGTTAAAGGCTGCCAGCAATACGTTTACCGCTCTTACCGTTGAAACACGGAAGGGTTTTAGCGAAGAGCCGCTTTTATATTCTGCGGCCGGTGATGATTCTGTTCCATGCAAAGACGATAGGGTTTTGTTGGTACGGGCTGGCGGTACCGGTGAACAGGTGGTTGCCGGTGTTTTGAATAAATCACAGGGCGCAAAGAGCGGGGAAAGAATTCTATTTGCCCGTGATAAAAATGGAAAAATTGTTGCAACAATCAAAATGCTTAATTCCGGCAATATCGAAATTGAAACAGACGGCGATTGTAAGATAAAAACGAAAGGAAAAACAGAAATCAACGGCAGCGATTACGGCGGGCTTATTAAAATTGAAGAACTGAAAGCGCAGCTGCAAAAAAATACGGCAATTCTTAACGGGTTGCTCGGTGTGCTGAAAGTTCCTGCTGCAGAACCGGGAAACGGTAGCCCGTCTGTATTTCAGGCAGCGCTGCTGGGTGCAATTGGAACAATGCAGGCAGGGGATTTTTCAAATATCGAAAATAAAAAGGTAGTGCACGGGGGCGGCTAATGGTTGATTTTGAGGGCGATGTTCTTTTGATTGAAACGCCGGACGGGGGTGATATTGTGCTTGAAGGCGGTCTTGTAAAACCGTGCAAAGACTTTTCAACGGCTGTCTATCTGTCTCTTTTCGGCGGTAACAAAGATGATGCCGGTACGGTTAAAAACCGGCATACGTGGTGGGCGAATACGCTTAAAGAAACGCCGGAAACTGAAAAGGTGGTTTCGCGGTTTCAGGCGGTGATTACCGGCTTACCTTTAAGCGTTAAAAATATACGAAAAGCAGAAACGGCGGCTGCGCTTGATTTGGAATGGTTAAAGAGCGATGGTGTGGCGGATGAAATTATTGCGGCCGGAAAAACAAAAGGAAAGAATACGTTTATGTTAAGCGTTGAAGTAAAGAACAAGGGACAACAGCTCTATCAAAAAGAGTTTGCCTTGTTGTGGAGGCATGGAATAGATGGCGTATAAAAACAAAACGATTGAAGAAGTACAGCAGCTTTTAATCCGCTCTTTTGAGCATGAATTTAATACGCAATTACGGATTCTGCCTAAATCTTTTATTAAGATTTTATGTAAAGTGTTTGCGGGTATTTTTATCATTGTATATAAATTAGTCGGCTGGTATTTTTTACAAATGTTTCCGGAAACAGCTGATTGGAAAGAAGTTACGATTTTAGGAGTACGGCTCAGGCCGCTTGTTAAGTTAGGCGTTTTGTTCGGTGTCGGTGAGCCGCTGGCGGGTGTGCAGTGGCGGGGTATAATAACTATTGATGTTTTAACGCAGGGAAGTGTTCTATATTCCGGTACGCAGTTAAAAAGCAATGTAACAGGAAAACTCTATATAGTGGAAGAAACAAAAACTCTATTGCAGACAAAAGAAAATGTTTCAATTGTTTGCACAGAAATAGGAACGGCTGGAAATCTTGAACAAAATGACACGCTTAACTTTGTTAATCCGTATGGCTTTATAAAAACGGAAGCGGTTGTTTCGGATGTTGCAAGAGTCGGGTTAGATAACGAACTTGAATCAAGTTACCGCAACAGAGTTATTAACCGGTTTCGATTACAGCCGCAAGGCGGCGCGTTAGCGGATTACCGGATTTGGGCGTCTGAAGTTCCGGGTGTATTGAATGTATATCCATACAATGACAAGGAGCAGCCGGGCGGGGTGCTGCTTTATGTATCCGGTATTTCTGATGTATATGTCGATCGTGTTCCTGATAAAGGCTTATTAAAAAAAGTCGGAGAGGCATGTACGTATGATTCTGAAACAGGCAGGGCGACACGGAAACCTTTAACGGCAATGCTCGATCCAAAAAATGATAGTTCATATTCAAATGTAAAACCGATTACCGTTGCTGTCTTTGATGTTGTGATTACCGGCATATCAGGGATTGCCCCTGCCGATTTTGCGCAAGTAGTGAAACCGGCATTACAAAATTATTTTTTGGATAGAGACTTATACATACGAGGTCTTTCCGACGATAACAATCGGACAGATGTTATTTCAAAAAATCATATTATAACGGTTGTTAATCAAATAGCAGTATCCGTCAAGGCGATATTTGAAAGCGCGGATATACGGAAAGATGGAAAGGTCGTGCCGTTGTATGCTCTTGATAACGGTGAGTTGGCAAGGCTTGGGGTTTTGACGATAGATGGGGTGCAGTATTGAGCGGCTTTTTTGATGCGATAAAATTATTGTTTCCTCGATCGAGAGCTTTTAATCTTACAATAGACAGTAACAAGCGAAAGTTAATAAAAGCGATTGCTGTTTTGCCGGAAAATATACGGTATGAGATGGAACAGGTATATTTTGACATGTTTCCTGAAACAAGCCGTTGTATTGATGATTGGGAAAAGGTTTTTGCCGTTGTTTTCTCAAGTAAAGAATTAGCAAAACAGCGGAATGTTCTTGCTGCTTTGTGGCGGATAAATAAAGGTGGGCAATCTGCGGTATTTCTCGAAAGTATGTTAAGGAACATCGATGCAAATATTTTAGTTGTTGAAAACACACCAGTAAGTAATCCGCGCCAGCGGAGTATTACGAATGTTGCCGTATGCGGAAATAAAACATTGTGTTGTAAAAACGTAAAGGCAGTATGCGGGTATAGGGTTGGTGATGAAGATTTTTCGCCTTCGATTTTACGTAACGATGTTTCTGAGCTATATTCAATTAAAAATGATCCGCGGTTTTGGGCATATTGTTATTTTATTTGTAGGCGTGTTGTTCGTAATAACAAAAATGAAATTCTTTATGTTGAAAAAATACAAATAAAAAAAGAGTTTAGGAATTACATAGAATACTTAATTTTAAAAATAAAGCCAGTGCATACGGTCGCGGTAATGTTTATAGAATGGATATAGGTGTACAGCAAAGTAATATAAAAGAGGGGGTGTCTTATAGATGATAAAGATTGATCACAACTACACAGATTATCGAGATGATACTGATCCGAAGTATCCCGGCGGAAAAGCAGTTAATGCGACGACAGTCGAAAGCACAGATGGTACGCCTTTATTGGCAGACTGGATGAACGACATTAATGGTGCATTGCAGGCGATTTTTATAGAAGCGTTTGGTGATATAAACAAGGTTTCCGGTAAGCCAGATAATGTTCGAGAATCGGATGTTCTAAAAGCGATTAAAGAAATAATTAAAAAATTACTGCCGGGTTTTGCTTCACAAGGCGACTATACAGACGAACATCCTGCGCAAGGTGTCGGGTTAGTCAAGACTGTAAATCGGTGGCCTAATGCACAAGAATGTCGGAAAAATGAACCGTGGGCAGCAAGCCCTAACTGGGTATACAATCTGCTTTTAGGAAATGCAGCAGAAAATGAGGTTAATAATGTTGTCTCGCAAGCCTTACGAGCCCGAGTGGGTGTCAATGACTTATCTGATAAATCGTTTCAATTCAGAGGGGTTATATCTAAAGATGACCTTGATAATACTGTTGTTCAGGGAAGTTATGCTGTCACTGCACAGGGATATTCCGGAGCTTTGTTAGTCTTTGAGACTCATAGTTCTACGGGGATAGTACAATTTTATAAAGATGGATTCCAAAATGAACCGTGGAAATATCGCCATGCAACCGACAGTGATACTCAGCGCTGGTCTGAGTGGATGCCTTTTGGAATAGATCTCACAACATGTGCAACGACTGAGATCACCAACGAAGGTATTCGCCCACCACCTAATATTGAAGGATTTCGTTGGCGTTTTATAGGCTTGGGTGGGGGTTATAAGCATCTCGCTTCTGTGAGCTTTTGGCGTTTTGAGTTAGCGTAGGGAGATTATAAATATGCTTTATTATGAAATTAAAGATAATATAATTACTGGTATTTATAGTGGAGATATGCCGAAAGAAAAGCATTCTGACACTGAATATCTCATCGTTGAATGGATATATGCTAATATCGGCGAGGATATCCGTATGTACACGGACTTACAGGCAGGAACTAAAAAGCCGCTTGCGCAGCTGGTTAAAGAAGGACTCGTCTCGATGCCGGAAGGAAAAAAGTTGAATGAAACTGGCACGGATTTTGTCGATATGAGTGAAGCCGAAAAGGTTGCAGCCGGTATTATTCAGCTCAAGCCTGATGAGAAGATTGATGGTGATTACATCGTCAAAAAGAGTAAAAAAGAACAGTACGATGCAGGGCTTATCAGTAAGGAAGAATATAACACATATATTGACCGGCAGCGAGAAGCAACTTACCGGCAAGAAACTGACCAACTTGGAATGCAGGTGCTGCGCGGTGAAGTGGAAAAAACAGAATGGCTTGCAAGGATAGCAGCGATTAAAAAGCGCTATCCAAAGGTAGAGTAAGTTTGCTTACATTACACACTATGAAAATCTTGTTTCATAGTGTGTAATTATTTTATGAGGTGTATTCTTCGGTGTTTTGTGTTTTTTTTGCCGGTTGTTTCACCTCTCCGTCTGCTTTTTTCCAGCTCAAGGTAAGGCCTGCAAAATCGCTGTCTGCGGGATTCAGCCAGTTCACCATGATTTTCTGTGTTGTGGAAGAATAGCTCGCTGCTAAACCTGTTACCTTTGCGGGCGGCGTTTTGTCAATGTTCTCAATCTTAATCGTTTCTACCTCGCGTCTGCCGTCATTATCCAACACTGCTACTGAATAGATGCCGTTCTCACTAACCGTAAAGCTATTGCCGGTTATCGAGTTTCCGTTTTCCAAAACGTCCTTTGTATCCGCAGCACCTTTCTTCCATTTTGCTTCCTTTATTGAAGTGCTTGACTCAACCGTTACCGTAACAGTACCGTTTGTTTTGGTATCTTTTGCAGGACTCTGTGACAGGGTAACACTCATCGGTTCTCCGGCCACAGGGGTAGCCGCTGTTGTCTTGATACCTGCGCTCTTATTTCCCGAATTATCTATTGTCTTTATGGTAAAGGTATAGGATTGACCCACCGTAAGGTTTGAAAGTTTACGGCTTTGCTCTCCCTTGGCAACAAGAATCGCATTTTCCGGTAGGGGAGCAACAGAACGAGTAACAATCTTCTGCTGCGATGTTATCTCTATTCCCCAAAGGTCTTCATCCGCAGGGTCTTGCCATGTTAAGCGGATTGCTCCTGCAAGCGCTTCTGCCTGTAGGTTCTCAACCTCTGCCGGTGGCGTCTTGTCACTGGTGTCAATCGGTTTCACCGCTTCTGCAGTACTTACACCTGCACTCTTGTTCAGCGCCTTATCGATGGTCTTAACGGTAAACGTATACGCAGTACCGTTACTCAATCCTTCTGCGGTAAAGCTCATCGCTTTGCCTTTTTCAGCAGAAAGATAAACGGGATGTGCAAGGGTTCCTGCCGCAGGGCTTGCAGTAATTTCTACCTGATACAGGTCTGTATCGCCGGGGTTTTTCCAGCTTAAACTTACCTTGCCGTTTCCGGCAACTCCTTTAAGCTCCGTAACTTCCGCAGGCGCTGTTGTGTCCTGCGCGGGTGTAATATTTGACTTACAGCCGATTATCATCGCTGCTACAGCCATGCATGCAGCTACGATGGTTATATAACGTATGTTCTTTTTCATACGATGTCCTCCTTATAATGTAAATTATCTCACGTTGTTCGTATGTGATTCCTGCGAGGATTATCCGGTATCAAACCAGACTGCATACCGAGCGTTGCGGTACAAGGCGGACAATAATAAGAGGTTTATATAATAAGTTCTTTTCAGTACCGCCACGGATGGCGGTGGTTCCATACAGTAGCGAGTTTGCCGGGCAAACTCGTCGTTGAACAGCGTTTTTAGTGATGAGGAAACATTGTTATGTATGTAAAATATGGATAGAAAACTATTTAAAGAGTATTCACGCTGTGAGCTGTGAGCTGTGAGCTGTGAGCTGTGAGCT